AGAAACGTCACTTCGCCACTGGCAGGTCCGACAGTCTGGTTGTGTATGCCGGCGACAACATTTCTCGCTTCATCTCCCAGGATTTCTGGATACCCTGTCCTGCAAACCATAATTTCCCCTTCCCGCTCTGGTTGAGACCGTCAACGACGCGCATAAGCGATTCACTGTTGGCCTGTGGTTTGAATTCGTCAAAGAGATTGAGCTGAGACACGCCCTGACTGTAAAAGTCGCCCAGCATGACGCCTGCTTTCATATACCGGCACCCGTCGCGCCATATGTGGTCGAGACCCTGCATGGCAACCCGGATGATGTCGCGGGTGTCGTTTGACGGCGTTAGCAGCCTGCCCATTGCCTGATTGCCGTAAAACACCTCGCCTTCAGCGTGTGGACTGGTGCGGACGAACACGGCTACCTGTCGGCAATACTGGCGCTCTCTTCTCAGCTTCTCGGCAGCGCGTTCTGCGTACGAGCAAACCGCCTGGCGCATGTCCATGTATTCGGTGATGCGTGATCCGAAGGAGCGGGAGCAAACAATCTGCTGCTTGGTCGGTGCGAACTCTTCCAGCTCAAGGCATGGTTCGCCGCGCAACTCACGCACCGTACGCTCCAGCACCACGTTAAAGTGCTTTCGGATGATGTAGGTGCTCTGCTCTGACAGGTCTTTAGCGGTGATGATGCCCATTGCGTTCAGCTTCTTACTAATGCGCCTACCGACGCCCCATACTTCTTCCACCGGTACCAGAGCCATCAGCTTTCTCTGTCGCTCAATGTTCGACAAGTCAACTACTCCGCCTGTCTGCTTCCATTTTTTGGCAGCATAGTTTGCGAGCTTCGCCAACGTTTTGGTTTGCGCGATACCCACGCCCACGGTCAGATGTGTGTCGCGCTTGATCCGTTCACGAATTTCCCGCCCGAAATCTTCCAGAACTCGACAATTTCTCAAACCTGTCAGGTCCAGGAAGGCTTCATCGATTGAGTAAACCTCCACGGATGGCACCATTTTCTCCAGCGTTGTCATCACTCGATTACTAAAGTCTGCGTATAGCGGGTAGTTGGAGCTAAAGACGGTAATCTTGTGCCGGCGAATTTCATCCTTCAATTTGAAGTAAGGCGATCCCATCGGGATTTTCAGTTCTTTTACTTCGGCATTGCGGGCAATCACACAGCCGTCGTTATTACTCAGAACCAGCACGGGCTTTCCACGAAGATCGGGACGAAATACCGTCTCACATCCGCAATAGAAATTATTAACATCCACCAGGGCGAACATTACCGTCTCATCGATTTTATCGAGTGCCTAACCACCCCGAAAATTTCAAACTGATCCGGTTCGGTAACGGGAATAATGGCGTGTGCCGTGTTCATCGGCTTCAGGTGAAGGAAAGGCTTGGTCATCAGTAGCTTTACGGTGAACTCACCGGATATTGCAGCGACAATAATGTCGCCATGCTCGGCTTTGATTGAGCTATCTACAACCAACATATCACCGTCGCTTATCCCGCCATCAATCATTGAGTCGCCGCTTACCCTGATGAAATAGGTTGAGCTGGGATGGCAGACAAGCAGGCTGTTCAAATCAATGCGCTGTTCGACGTAGTCCTGGGCAGGGGACGGGAACCCACACGGCACACGTTCGATAAATAATGGCAACTCTAATATGGCGCGGATTTCCGCTGGTTTGTAAAACTTCATGGCTGTTATCTCAGTCTATGATGATCAGGAATTAAATGGCTTAGGCATCATGTGCGATGAGTTTTCATCCGTTTGGATTGAACACCTGAAACACGCGCTCCTCACCTTCCGATGTTGAGATATCCCGGAATACTGACTTGTGAGCCTCGATCCAGTTATTCGCTTGCCGTGGCGTGTAATGCCAGTTCAGGCGCTCAAGTTCACTGACAAAGTCGAGTGTGTTTACGGTGTAGCGGCCAGCAGCATCGCGTTTAATTGCGAACCTGAAGGCGTCTTTGATTTCGTAGTCGCGGGGCATGGTTATCTCCCTCCCTGATAGATACTGTATATAAATACAGTAATATCGATCGGTAGGATCGATCAAGTCGATTGATGGCGGTTTTTGCGAAGGGATTGGTGAGGAAGGGAATTTTGTTGGGTGGCTCCGGAGTGAGAGACTAATCTTTAATCACACACCCCGCAGCCTGCATAAAGATGGACGCGGTCTTTAGCTGCCCCGTCGCCGGGGCTTTTTTAAGAACCTGATGTGTCTGATTGCTGCGTGTTCGTTTGAGCTGCTATATCCTGCTGCCGAAGGTTGTAATCGGAATCAGCTGGCATTTCCAAGCGAACATCAATCCATGTGTCGTCCGGAATATCAATAGGCGCGCCCTTCTCGATGGTCAAATCACCATCATCGGATAGCGTGTATTTCTGCTTGTAGCATCGAACCACAATTCCTTCTGTAGTTTCTTCTGCCTCTGCAAGCGCGATAATTCGCCCCTGACCGTTTCCGCAGTCCATTACAGTCCACAGGTCTTTCGCTAAACCGGCAGCACCTTTCACGAGGTATGTGCCAACACCAGTGCGCGATACGGTGCAGCCTTTCGACTCTTCGTTATAAAGCCCGCGCTTCGTTGACCACGTATATTCAGCATTATCTACCCCGAGAATGTCACTGCGACTGGAAGAGCCCCTGTCATTCACAATGCGTACGATAGGTGAGGCTGGAACTAATGCACCGCTTGAATTTGTTGTGGTGTTACGGGTTGAATACACCTTATATGAGGCGTATGTACCGTTGACGTTAATTGCATATAATAGCTGCCCAGTAGTACCTAATCCAAGATAATGCTGCCAAACTCCAGAGCCTGCTGCACCACTGGCATCGATACGATTACTGACTTGTAGGGTTATTCCATATTGCTCACCGAATCCCCACGCGGCATTATCCCAACGCCAAATTCCTGACCCACCTGCATTTGCGGGTGTACCGCCTGAAGCAAATAAGTTCCTGAATAATTCCGAATTTAAATCTGTCCTGTCAATAAAATCTTGAATTGCAAGAGATTTAAGTCCGGCGTTATTTCTAAATAGACCTGCATTGTAAGTTGTGCTGAATGACATTTCCCCGTCAATAACAGACTTTCCTTTTAATACTGAACCACCATTAAAATTTGACTGACCATCTACATAAAGCCATTTCTGCAGGTTAATATCGCCAGTAAATGTTGCGCCAGTTAAATCAGCCTTGCCGCCGAACTGTGTAGCCATGTAACCCCAGCTTGGGCCGGTAAACGTGGTGCGATCCGGGCGTGTTACAGTCACAGACTGATCGCTACTGTAAATCTTTTGCCAGTTCTGGAAATCAAGAATGCGGCCACGCGCAACCTGTGCAAAGTCGTTCAGGATTTTCTGTGTAATAGCCACCTGCATTGATGCCGGAACAGCATTCCACGCAAGTCCTGATGTCGTAGGGCCATCGAAAGCAACTGAAAGAGTTAGCTGGGTATTTGATGTGACGGATGACACCACCAGCGTGTAAGGGGCGCTGCCCACTGTGACGTAAACGAAATCACCTTGCTTCAGCTCAGTAGTAAAGCTGGTTCCTGTGCCGGTTACAGCATTAGAGCCGTTCGTTAAAGCGATAGTGCCTGCTGGCATAGTTTTCTCCGGGCGTAAAAAAGCCCGGCACAATTGGCCGGGCTATATCAGTGTGATGTTCAGTTCGCTTTGAAAATTACTTTAAGTGGTACGTCTTTTTGAGGCTTACCCTCTGGGTAACGCCACAACGAAACCTGCCTCTTCACGCTTCGATTAAAAACATATTCTGGTTCAGCGCTGATAAGGCGGATATTTTCCGTTTTACCGCTACTGCTTACGTCATAAAGCACGTTAACCTCTCCGCCAATACGTAGTTTTTCCGGTCGATCCGGGTATGAGATTACGTTTGCGGCATTAGCCAAGGATGAAAATAATATAATCGATAAGAAAATAAATTTGCGCATGCTGCCCTCCAGAATTAGGGTATAACAGCGCCATTTTGAAATTGGTTCAAATCGTGAAAACGATCGTTGGGATCAAATTTACTTATGTCAGGTTGGGTAGGATTGCGTATGGAATCCTTAACCCATATGGTTTGAAAGAAGATGCCCAGGTATTCTGCAATTTACTCACCCACTGGCATTGCAGAACCCCACCAGAAAACCTGAAGTAAACACCCGAGTATCCAGTATTAGTTCCTCCATCATCAAAAATATTTCCATACGCAAGAGCACTGGAAAGGATATATGTGTTAGTACCGATATTTTGAGAATAAACAGCATTATCTAAATCATAGTTTGCCGGGATGTCAAAGAAGCCAAGTATGCGAGGAATCTTTGCAGCCATAACGGCTGACCAGATCAGCTCACCTGCAGCATTGAATACGTCTTTGTATCCGCTCTCTACGGGAATATCACTTCTCGTTCTTGCTACGATACCGGCATTAGCTGTCATCCAGTCACCTTGCCCGGCAAAGAAGAACCTTGCTCCCTCGCTGGGCTTAAACCACTTGAGCGAACCATCATTTCCCGGCCTGGCTGCAACAAACCCCATATCAGTGGAATTACCAAGCTGACATTTAATATCGTAATAACCGATGTCAGTTAAGTTTGAATAACCGATGGTATCTCTGAAGTATGTGCCCCTATAATTGGAATCAATTACAAGTGCTCCAGCAGCATTAAATATTTGATATCCACTCATATGAAAGCGTACACGTCCAAAGTTAATGTTACAGATTTCGGGCCGCCAACTCTTATTACCTGCACCCCGCCATTAAGACATCGAGCCGCAAATTCATAAGTGTCCGCGCCAACTCCGGGTGTATTGGATTGAGCGCCTACGATTACTGCAAAGCAACCACTTAGAGTAGAACCAGAGAAAGGCACAAATAATTGAGCAGCGTTCGTATCGATTGAAGCAGAAGTTCTGCCTAAATAACGTGTGTTGTAATCGCCTATATCAACCACCAGTTTCCCGGTGGCATCCCAGCACTGCAGGCCTGCGGGCATACATTCTCCTTACCAGAGCCCTTCCCTGATGCGTAATGTTCCATTTCCGTCGTAAGTTAATTTGAGAACACCACTATCAAGCACTCTCCCTGCACCATTCGCTGCATTTCTTTCAAATAATCCAGACTTGTCCAAACGCCAGCCTGCAGAACCAGAAACGAAGTTGTTGGACTGAATAAAGTTGCCGATCATGGCATTGGTTATCCATCCCTCACCAATAAAGGCCTGATTAATCAGAACCTGACCGTCTCTGATGATGAAGGGAGAAAACACGTTATTCCCGCTGCCGCTCGCCACAACAAACTGATTGGCGTTTACAGCGAAACGTGTAATCACCTGGCTGCCGTTGATTGTCACAGCGACAGACATGCCTGCGTCGTAATTGGTGCCGCCATACTTGATGCCCGCTTTCAACGTGTAGATTGCTGAGCCGCCGGACGCATCAGCATATGCTGTCATTTTCTCGGAGATAGCCGCCTGCTGCTGATCGAACTGAGCGACAACGTCAGTGCGTAAATCAGCAACCGATTTCTCAGCATCCGCTGCAACGTTTTTGGCTTCGAGAATGCCCGCTGAGTTTTCACCAAAGTGCGCCCACTGCTGATCGACATGTTCATAGTTAGCGAGGATATCTTCAGCTAGTGCTTTTGGATCAGTAATGATTGGCTCAAGCAACGCCTGACCATCTGGCGATTCAATAAACTCCTGGAATGAATCACCTATCAGGTCGTTGGCATTGGTATTGCTGGCACCTTCGACAAACCCGGTCCAGTCACCTTTGTTGCCGATTTTGTCTATCAGGCGCGCTCGGTACCAGCGTCGTATACCTGCAGGCATCGGCCCGTGCTGATAGCTGACACCAGGATAAGGAACGTTAGCCAGGAACAGCGGATTCATGCCATCCGCGGTAGTCGCTACTTCAATCTCGGTATAAGCCGTGTCACCCGAGCCAGTCGGGAAGCCCCACTGTATGTTGATGGCCCACACCACATCTGTAGTCGCGATCAGGCTAACCGGCGTTCCCGGCTTGCCAACCTTTCCAGACAGCGTTGTTGACTGCGCATACCCCCACGGTGATGAAACGTCCACCGCATTGACGGCGCGAACACGCACGTCATAAATACCGGCATAGATGCCAGCGACGGTGAAACCCTTAGCGCTCTGCTGGCCGAGGTTCACCCAGTCGCCGTTATCCTTGCGCCACTGCGCAACGTAGCTGATAGCGTTTGGCACCGAGTCCCACGTCACCTGCATGCAGGCAACGTTCAATCCCTGCTCGACGTAATCAACCTGAGAAATCACCACGTTTTCTGGCTTATTCATGACGCCAGGTGGAGTGATGGTGATCGGCGGCGGGTCGATTTTTACACCGTCATCGATATAGCGGTATTTGTTCGGGTCATGCTGAACACCGCCAACCGTGAAAGTGCCGTCATCATTGGCGGAAATAGACGTTACGCGGAAATACTGAATCGCCAGATTATCACTGTCGATTGCCCATACCGCACCGGCAACAGGTGTCTGGCTGTAAGCAGTGCTGACGCGCACCGTTTTTTTATCCGCGCTGACAGACGCAATGGTTCGTGTCTGAGCGTTACCATCCGGAAGGTTTAGCACCAGACGATCGCCTGCAGCGTAATCAATTGCCCTGTCCAGCGTGATATTGAGTCCGCTAACGGCGCTGATTCGACCACCGTTCTGTTTACCCGCTCGGAATGCATCTGCCACGCCGATGATTTTAGCCGGCAGCGGAATAAAGCCATCCAGACCAACGTTAAATGAGATGGTCCCGTCTTTAGCGTTGGAGAGAATTGCCCAGCGCCCGCGACGGTGTGCCTCGCTCTGTGAGGTGCAGCCAATCGCGGTGATCTTGCTTTCGTTGACGTCATAGCGCTGAACTAAATCAGGCTCGTAAACGCCTTCAACGGTATCTGAGTAGTGGTTTTGTGGATCGGACCAGCTAACCTGGCAAGAGGTATAGCGGTTTTTGTAAGAACCACCGCCGTAAGTGAACAGACCATCAACGACATTGGCGCAGTGATACACCCAGTCAACATCATCCTGCGGAACGTCGGCATTCACGAATATTTGATTGTTGCCCCAGAAGGTGATGCCGCGAAACACCGCCGCAATGTCCTTGAGAACGGTGTAAGCGTCCTGCTGGCTCTGAATGAATACGTTGCAGGTGAAACGCGGCTCTGTGCCGCCAGCCCCATCTGAAACCTTCTGATCGCAATACTGCGCGATAGTATACAGTTCCCACTTATCAATCATGGAGGCATCGACACGGTTGCCCATGCCGTAAATCTCATCCAGCACCAGATCGTAAAATACCCAGGCCGGGTTATCAGTCCACGCAAGTTTGAAATCACCCAGCCAGTTCCCGCTATACGTGCGGCTGATTGGGTCATACGTGGTCGGAACGCGGATCAGCTTGCCTTTAGGCTTGCAGGTGATTTTCGGTGCGCTGCCGTTGAACTGGCTTGAATCCAGCTCGACGTAAAGCAGTGCGGTATTCGGGTAGCGTAATTTGCTGTCGATTACCTCCGCAAATGAAAACACCTTGAAGGCGTTCATCAGCTTCGTTGAGGTTGAGTCGGCGGTGATTCTACGCACGCGGATTGACCATCCGGTCGTGGCTTTAGGTAAATCAATGCGGTGATCGCGCTGATATTCGGATGTGGTTTTGCCATCGAACGTGCCGCTTACAACCTGAACATAAGCGCTGCCATCGGTCGAAAGGTCAACCGCATACTGCGTAACGGTTCCGACCATGTCACCGTTATCTTTGTACAGGTAATGCAGCGGCAGGCTTAGCTTAATGCGCACAGCATCAAGAGACAGGTTACTGAACTGGCGAATCCACGGCGCGGTAGTAGATACCTCAACGCCAACGGATGACTCATTATCTACTTCGGGCATCCCCTGAATGTATGACTGGTCCTGCGTGCCCTTGCGAAAATCCCACTTAACGCCGGTAAAGTTATAACCGCCGCTGTTGTTGGCAAGAGGCGTGTCATTGATATAAATTTCCTGCGCCGTCAGGTCGCCCTGAATCTCACCCTCGGAAATTGCCAGAAGCATCTTCAGCTTTGCAACTGAAAGCAGGTCATCCGGCTCTTCTACTGGCGTGTGAGCGCTACCGCCGCCACCGCCCTTATAACCCTGAATTACGCGCGCGCCCTGTAGAAGTTGCATATTGCACCCATAAAAAAAGCCACCCGGCGGTGGCTGAATTGCGAGAAGGTCTTACTGCTGGTCGCTGGAGAATATTCCGGCGCTGATGATGGCACCGCCAATTTCACGCTGGCCGTAAAGCACCGGTACTGGATAACCCATCGCGACGGTGTTAACTGGCGCGCCAAAGGCATAGTTAGGCTGATTGTCCGTGCTGGATGCCGACCCGATGTTATAGCTGGGCTGTGGCGTTAACATACTGACCACGCCACCCAGCATCATGCTGATGCCGATACCGGTTAAAATGGTTGTGGCCCCGATAGCACCAGCAGTCATTGCGGCACCCCATGCAGCGAGACTCGCACCGGCAGTAAAGAACGCGGCCACCAGCGCGATCGCGCCGATAACGATTTGCAGAACACCCGCCTGCTTGCTGCCTTCGATCACCTGACTCATCCGGTATTCAGTCGCACCATTGGACATATCAAACTCTTCCAGCCCGATGTTTTTACCGCCGCTGTAAAAGGCAAAACGCACTCCGTTGAGGTGCGCGTTTGACACGTACTTTTTGAATCCGGGAACCGATGCGCACATCGCCCTGAGCATTTCCCGCATGTCAGCAACGTGGAACAGGTGAACCTTGCCGAACTTTTTAGCCAGGCCGCCAGAGAGCGTCATTTTCTTAAGCATCAAATAAATCCTTATGCCGCACGATGCGCACGGTGCGATCGCGGTAATACTTGCCGTAGGGAACGCGCGCGGATAGGTTGCCGAATCCGTGGTGCAGCATAATGTTGTCACCCAGATAAACCGCAGCGTGATTTGTTACGGGAGCCTGTACGCGCATCATGATGACGTCGCCAGGCTTCATGGATGCCGGATCAACTTCTGTAAACCCTTCGGCCTGCCAGTTATCGTCATAACGGCTTTCTTTGCCATCAGTCCACCACTCGTAATCGACCGACCAGTTCCCAAGCGTGATGCCATGCGTCTGCTGAAAGTAATCCATCACGAGCGTCCAGCAGTCAGCATGCCCGAGCACCCACTGCCGGCCCGCCAGCTCTCTTTCACCTCGCGGCGAAATGGTGCAGAAGTCACCCTCAGGCCACGACATGATCCCCCACTCAACGCCGGAGTGATCGCACTGGATGCGGTCCATTTCAGAGGGGATGAGCTGCACAACATCCGGGTGTGAGTGAATAATCATCAGCACGTCGCCCTGCGCTTCCGCCGCCTGCAGGTCCTCGTCTGCCATCGTGAAGCTTTCGGTTGGCGTATCTGAAATGTTGCGGCAGCAGACATACTCCTGAGCACGCCCAATCTGTACGACGACCCCGCAAGCCTCGCGCGGATATTCCGCCTCTACGTGCTCACGTATGGCGTTCATGATTTTTTTTCGCATGATTATTTGCCCTGCAGGTTTGCCGCCGGAAACCCGCCGAAGGAAAGCGCATTCTCTGCGCCAAAGCGAAGGCTGCAGTCACTCAGCTTACCGCCGCAGACATCAAGTCCGGGGTTGTCGGTTGGCGTGCCGTCTTTGAGGAAGTATTTATTACCGGCGTAATCGCATCCGGTGCCGGTTCGGTACCAGCCGCGCATGCACCAGGTGCAGACCGGCGTGATTTGCCGGGATGGTAATTGCAGGCTCTGAACGTCGAACGGTGAGCACAGCTCAAAGTCAACCTGCGCGCGCGTTTCCTGACTTTTGGCATTCACATAGAAAAGCTGCACGCGTTCATCGCTGGGGCTGGCGTTAGGATTGCCAGCGGTCCAGTTTGCTGCGTCCAGATATTTAGCGAGCGTAGTGTGAATCTTCACCTTCGCTTTAACCAAATCATCGAACTGGAGGCACAGCGCAGTGACGTAGTTCCCGATGTTGCCAACGGAAAGCGTTGGCGTGGGCTGCGAGCCGGTGCTCGACAGCTCCATGCCTTTCAGCTCGTAGGGGTAGGGATCGTACTGGTTGCCCTGCCAGATGATGGCGGGGAGGTTTTCCGCTGCAAATGCAGCCCAGCCATCGGGTGCGATATTGTGCGCATGAAATCGCAGGATGTTTTCCATCCCGAACGCCGTGCCGTCTATCTCGATGAGCTGAACCAGCTGGCCCGGCTCAAGCTGCTGTATATCCTGAGTGAAGCTCATATTTCGCCCATAAAAAAGGGCACCGAAGTGCCCTGTTAAGGATTATGGCTATGGCCCGAAAGCCTGCTCGAAGGTGAAAGCTATGTCGCAGAATCCTTTCTTCGGAAAGGTGGGATTGATCGAATCGAACTTGACGCGGTAAAGATTTTTTTCACCCCACGGATTAGTCCACCAGAACGACTTTGTGACGTGCTGCTTGAGAAAAGCCCGGACCTGCGACATGTCTTCAAGCTTACCGTTACAGGATAATGACCATGATTGAGCGTCGTTATTAATCCCGTTCTCAGCGATTTGCTCATAACCATCACCGAACTTTGCCTGATAAACAGACTTCGTGATTTGCTCGCTGGCACCGATCCGGACACACCAGTTAAACGTATCAATTGCCATGTGGCGTTATCCTTTCCTGTAGAGAAGGCCACCGGGTGACATCTCTTTTCTCAGACGATCGGTGATGGTCTGCTGGATAATTCCTGTCATCTGCGTTGCAACACCGGCTGTGCCTGTAGCACCCGCCTGTGCCTGACCGTCACCCTGCATGATGGTTACCGGCGCATCCACCTGAATGACCATATTGCCGTTACCGGTGGCGCGGTTCACGCCAGATGAAAACTGGCGATTTCCCGGCATCTCGCCAACATAACCGCCATTTGCATAACCGCGCTTCATGTCATAGAGATTCGCAACGCCGATGTGGTCAGTCTCTTCCTTGGTGAAAACAAACTCACCCTTGTGAACAACGCCAGCCGGATCATACTTACCGCCGCTGCCGGTGTAGCCACCATCTGCATATGAGGCATAGCTTGTAGGCATGCCCATAGCACCAACGCTGCCGGTTGTTGATGCGCCAGAGCTGGCAGCGCCGACTGCGGCCCCGCCGAGACTTCCGGCAAGTGAACCGAAAATCCCGCTCACTGTATTAACCAGCGCCATCTGCAGCGCGACTTTGGCAATAGTCTGGAGAACTGATACACCCCAGCTTTTCCAGTCCGCTTTGCTGCCGACCAGCATGGCGGACATATTATCCATCGCGCTATCAAGCGTTGAGGTGACGCCGGAAGAGACCGCACCCGAAACGTTGCTGGCGCTTTCAATCCAGTTTTCATAGCCTTTTGACACGCCGTTAAGCCAGTTTGACTCTGAAGCGGCGATCGCCTGATATTTCTTGTCGAGCGCATCAAGGGCCTGCTGACGGGCAGCAATAGCCGCCGAACCCTTATCCGTTTTGTCGAACACCCGTTCTATCTGCTGCTGATCGTCGTAGCGGCTCCGCTGGCGATCGCTCATGCCTGCGGTGTCGGTAGTCTGCGCGGCGTCATCACGGTATTTACGGGCAGCATCGGTCAAATCCTTGAGCGCTTCGGTTTGTTCACGCTGCTTGCGCACGTTCTCTTCAGCCCGTTGCGTCCAGGTGGCAAGCTCTGCAGAGTTGTCACGAATCGCTTTGCGTTGCTCTTCCGTCCACTTAGCGCCGGTCTGATGCGACGCCGCGTAAAGTTCAGAGGCCTTTTCACCTTCGGTAGCGCGAACCTTCTGCACTTCAATGGCAACGCTGAGGTCGGCCATTTTACGCGCATAGTTTTCTGACTGCTGCGCCGCTGCCCGCTCCTCCTTCCCCTGCTCGCTGACAGCCTTTTTACCTTCACGCAGCGACTTGTTCAGGTCTTCCTGTTTCTGCCAGGCCTGTACGGTGTTGCTGATGAATTTCTGCCGCGCCTCGGTATATTCAGGCGTATTGGTCAGCCCGGCATCATCAGCGGAATATTCCGCCTGACGCCTGACGCGATCAGCGCCTGAGAGACCAGCCAGTTCGTTTTCACGCCCGGATTTCTGCAGCAAATCAGCCTGTTTTGACGTGAGCTGAGCCGAGGGAATACGGAAAGGTGCGTTTGCCAGATTGGTTCGGGTGGCAAGCAATTCATTGCCTAGCGACAGCAGGCGGTTAAATTCCGTGTGCTGGCCGTTCATCATCAGCAGCGACTGATAAGCCGTGTTTTGCTGAGCGGCCTGCTGCCTGATTAAATCCACGCGGCGTGTTTCAAGCACCTCCAGCACAGACTGAACTTCCTGTGACTTCTCCTGCATCTGGTTAAGTCGCGCCTGCTCGACTGCCAGTTCAGAAGTAGCCTGCTGCATGCCGGTCGATACTTCCTCAACGCTCGTCAGATAGTTGATGAGGAAGCCGCCAACGGAGGGGCCCGGGCTTGCCATTATCTGCTGATAGCCCTGAATCTGCGTTTTGAGCTTATCAACCTTCGCGGCCTGTTCGTCAATTAACCGGTTCTGCTCGGTCATCGACGTGCGGGTTTTGGTCTGCGTGTCGGAAACTTCCGGCAGGCTCATACCCGGTGCGGCCTTTCTCACATCATCCAGTGTTTCGATATACGCGCGCGCTGATTCTCGCGCCTGCTCCTGCCGCTGATACATGGTGTACCAGGCACCGGCACCCAGCATCAGCAGGCCGGGAATTCCGCCTACCAGACCCAGGACGCCGCTGGTAAGCCGCGAACCCACTGATGTGATGCTGTTCAGTCGTTCCTGCGCGGCAGCTCGCGCATTCACATTACGCGTAAGCACTGCCTGCGTTGCGGCCAGACGGCGCTCAGCCGCTTCCTGTGTCGCGGTTCCTCTAGCTGCTACAAC